TTAAGAATGGTAACCAAGTTAGCAGACCTTAAGAAAATGTCTCCGGACCGCTGGAAGGTACTTGCAGAAAATACTTGCATAAGGAGGAAGTAATAAAAAAGCCCTCCGGGGCTTTTTTTTTGGCAAAAATATGGACTGTTTAATTGAAATTAAAGATGAAGTAAATGTAAAAATACACAACTTAGGGTTAACTACAAGGCGTAAACTTGAGAAGAAGTTTAAGTTCTTTATGCCTTATGCTTACCATGTTCCTTCCTATAAATTAGGCCGCTGGGATGGTTGTGTTAGTTATTTTAGTCCCGGTGGCGTGACTTTCCTTAATCTCCTTGAAGACATTATACCTGAACTTGTCAATGAAGGTTATCATATTGAGATTAACGATAACCGCAATAAACAAGAATTAGATTTCATAACGGTTACACAAGAAACACATAAGGATAAAAAATGGCCAAAAGGTCATCAAAGTGCTGGCGAACCAATTATACTAAGAGATTATCAAGTTAGTATTATAAATCAATTCTTAGCTGAGCCACAATGCATACAGGAGATTGCCACAGGAGCAGGTAAAACACTTGTTACAGCCACTTTAAGCCAATATGTAGAACAATATGGAGGCACATTAGTTATTGTACCAAATAAGGATTTAGTCACCCAAACAGAAAAAGATTATATTAATTTGGGACTCGATGCCGGTGTATATTACGGGGATAGAAAGGAACTTGGTAAAACCCATACGATATGCACCTGGCAGAGTTTAAATATTTTGGATAAACGATTTAAAGATGGTGAGAGCGAATTAGGATTACACAATCTGACAGATGATATTTGTGCAGTTATAGTAGATGAAGTACACATGGCAAAAGCAGATGTACTTAAACGATTGCTTTCAGGACCATTTGCAAAGGTGCCCATTCGTTGGGGACTAACAGGTACAATACCAAAAGAGGAATGGGCATATACTTCACTAGTAATTAGTTTAGGTAGCATTGTAAATCGCTTAAAAGCATCTGAATTGCAAGATCAAGGTGTTCTTGCAAACTGCAAAGTAAATGTTTTGCAATTACAGGATACAATACAATATAATACATATGCAAGCGAATTAACATATCTTACCACAAACGAAACACGTATGGAATATATTATAGAATTATTAAAAGATATTATCAAAGGAGGCAATACTTTAGTACTTGTTGCTCGTATTAAAGCAGGAAAGATATTGCATGAAGGACTTGGAGATGATAGTGTTTTTATATCCGGAGCGGTCAAGTCAGCAATCCGGAGAGAGCAATACGACGAAATACAAACGGCTAACAATAAAGCAATTGTTGCTACTTACGGGGTTGCATCTGTTGGCATCGATATGCCTAGGATTTTTAATTTAGTCCTTATCGAGCCAGGCAAAAGTTTTGTCCGTGTCATACAGTCAATCGGAAGAGGCATTAGAAAAGCAAAAGATAAAGACTTTGTCCAAATTTGGGATATAACATCTTCTGCTAAGTTTTCTAAGAGACATCTTACAGAACGTAAGAAATTTTATAACGAAGCTCGATATCCTTACACAATAGAAAAGGTGAGGTGGTAATATGTTATTATACACACTTGAAGATGGTATATATGATATAGATCGTATACCTGAATTAATAGACGATGTTCGTTATGCAGTCTTGGATTATAGTGATCCAACTAGCCCAGATTACATATACTGTCCACTGGTATTTCTTGAAAGTTTTAGTACACCTTGTTTAGATGTTAATATTGGTGGATTTAAATTTTTGATGCCATTGGATTGGCATGTTATTATAGCTGACAAATATACAGGTGAATGCGAATTAATATCGTTAGTACATACACAAGGTAGACATTTTTCAGCATTTTGTCTTGACATGGCAGGATCTATAATGCCAGATTTTGGTGAATTGGATATTGTAAATGTTTATAATGAAAAGAAATGGTATGTACCAAAACTTAAGATAGGACATATACTTGCAGTTCCGATTGATCAAGACTCGAGTATTTGTGCTTTTTTTGCAAAAGATATACAAAAAATACCAGAGATTTTAGATTTTGAAAAGTTGTGGGTGTAAGGGGAACTAATGCTCCCCTTATAGTTTATCAGTCTGCTTCGAAGTCGTCAGCGGCTGTAAAAGAATCATCTGTTCCTGCTTCTTCAATTTCCACTGCGTCATCGGCGGCATCTGTAGTAAATGTCCATCGAGATGAACTTCCTGTATCAAGAAGTACTCTATGTCCAGTAATTTTTGTAACTTGACGAACTGTTCCGCCGTCATCTTTTACTGTAATAGTCATTTCGCCTGCAACTAAAGCACCTTGTGCTTTGTCAACTAACTTACAATTTGCATAAGTTGTGCCATCATAGCATCGATATCTACGTGAGCCTTTTTGCTTCACAACCCAGCCATTTACTTCTGCGGCTCCGGTATGAAACCGACATTTTAATTCGTTACCAGCATCTGGTGAACCTATATGTCTTTTGTTGATTGGTCTTCCCATTTGTTTTCTCCTATTACGGGTTCTAGCCGTTACGGGGTGGTGCCCCATAAAAGGTTGCAAAGCAACCTTATTTCGTGTATAATGTATTTATTATGAAGAAGATTGACCTCAAGTCCATGTTAGGCGCAGTAGATAGGCGTAATAAAGAATTTTACAGCCAGTTATCTGATGAACAAAAGAAGGAGTTTAGTCCTTATATGGTAATGCGTTGGACAAGTTCTATTAAAGGTAGTAAGCAATTGCAGGAGCATTACTTGGAGTTAACAAATGAATTTTTGAATAAGGATTTTTCTGTTTTATATAAACATAAAAAATTATGTTGGATGTTAGCATCTATAATTGGTATTGGAAGAAATCAGTATCATCCTTGGATAGGTGTTAGTAAAAAAACTAAAAAAGAAATACTCGCAGACAGATTCAGTTCACTATATCCAAGTTTAAACCAAGATGAATTAACGATATTGTTAAGTAATAAAAAAGCAGTTCAAGATATAATAAACCAAATAGATGGCAAAATTTAAGTGTAGCTTTTGTAGTAGATCATTTGCTAAAGAAACAACATTAGCAACTCATGTGTGTCCCAAAAAATTATACCATGGCGACAAGGATGAGAAGTATATGATTGTAGCCATATGGTGCTATAATAAGTTTCTTGCAAGAAATACATATAAGCAGGCCGATATTACAAAGTTTTTAGATTCGCGACATTACATGGAGTTTATTAAATTTTCTAGATATGTGTTGGAAGCCCGGATTAAAAATTATCAAGACTTTATGGAATGGTTATGTGACAATAATGTAAAGGTTGATAATTGGCGAAAGGAAGCAACGTATGGTAAGTTTATTAAACAACATGCATTAAAAGAATCGTGCCAACGAGCATTAGAAAAGTTTGTATTGTGTACACAAGAATGGGCAAGCGAACAGAATAAACCAATACAGGATTTTTATGTTGGGGCCAACTCGCCAACAATATTAAAACTTATACGTGATGGTAAATTAAGTTTATGGATAGCAGTTGGTACTGACCTTGGAAAGCAATTACTATCTAAGATGGAAGATAGTGAACTAAAACATTTGGATGAATGGATTGGCGATGATTTGAATAAATGGAGTCGCTTATTTAATAAACACCAAGAAGATATTAATTGGGCAAATAGTGTTTTAAAAGAAATGAAGTTTAATGGCGTTTAATACTGATGTTGATATAGATGTAGCAGACAGGGATAAAGTATTAGAGTTGTTTAAACATATTCCTGCAAAGCTCACCGATAATAAGAAGCATAAAACTGGCGTTTATTTTCATAATGTACCTGCTGATTATTTAAATGGTACCTGTGCTATTGATTATAAACAGGCAGACGATATTGGATTTTTTAAACTAGATGTAATTAATAATAGTGCATACAAAGATATAGATTCAAACAAGTTAGACGAATTAATATCAGAAAATCCTAATTGGAATTTGTTGCTGGATCCAAAAATAGTTAGTAAGTTATTTCATGTACATGATCATTTAGATATACTTCAAAAGTTACGACCAAAAAATGTAGAACAGTTAGCGGCAGTATTAGCAATAATTAGACCTGCAAAGCGGCATCTATCAAATAAAGGTTGGAACAATATATTAGAAGAAGTATGGATTAAGCCAACTGATGGTACATATTATTTTAAAAAATCTCATGCAATAAGTTATGCAATACTAATTGTAATGCAATTGAACACGTTTAACTAGGTTTTTGTACCAGTTCAATTGTTCTTCGCTTAGTTTTTTTTCCGGAAAAGTTGAACAAATTTACTTCGTGCCCTTGTTCGACTTTTACATTTTTTGCCGCTAAAACTGTTAAGTAAGGATAAAATTCTTTCATTTGGTTATGAAGAAATAAGGTAATGGGAATACGCCTATTTGATTCCCACCACCAAGTTTCGCCTAAGGAAATAAATGTTTCTTTTAACTTTTTGTCTTTGATTAAACTGTAATCATAAAACATGATAAATGCTGTATCGCTTTGCTGAATTATACCGACGTATTCT